ACAGTGGTACATTGATTAACAATAGAGTCTACCCGCCTGATGATATGAAAAATGGTGCAAAAACTTGGACCAAGCCATACAAAAAGCCGGTACTTACAAATCACGACGATAGTCAGGATCCGATAGGTAGGGTTATTAAAGCGAAATACATACCAACAGGTAGAGGCGACGGCAAGGAATACAAGCCAGTGCTAAAACCTAGTGATGGGTACGGTTTTCAGCGCCTAACTGTTAGAGTTACAGACTCAGAAGCCATTGCAAAAATTATCGATGGTCGATATGATACTGTTTCAGTAAGAATGACTACTGACCATGCTTTTTGTTCGATTTGTAATGCTGATTGGAGTATTGATGGTCCATGCGAACATTGGCCGGGAGAAACTAGCGATGGTAAACTTTGTTATTTAACGACAGGAGCTTTGTCATACAGAGAAGTATCATTTGTTAATATACCTGCCGATGAATTTGCAGGAGTTAAAGATATTAATGTAGTAAAAGAAAGCGAAGATAAACAAGAACCAGAAAAACTGATGATATTTGCCAGTAATGAAAGTGCAAAGATATTATCAAACTTGAGCTCTGAAGACGGCACAAACTTGTTTGGCCTTCTTGATAGTGAAGTGGAAGAAGAAGACGAGTTGGTGCTGCACCTTCTCGACCAATCCAGTAAAGTTGAAAAACACCAAAAGGAGGAAGACGTGAAATTAGAAGAGCTCACACAAGAACAGTTAAAAGATCATGATGTGGTAATAGCCATGATTGACGAGGCTGTTACTGCGCGATGCTCTGAATTAGAAGCGGAAAATACAAAACTCAAGGACGAATTGGAGAAGAACGAAGTCGCTTCCGATGAGGAGCAGGAAGAAGAAACTGCGGAAGCCGAGGGAACTGAAGAAGAGGCCCCTGCAGAAGAGAATAAAGAGACAGAAGAAGGGGCAGCAGAAGCTGTCGAAGAAGCCGCAGGAGAAGAAGAGGCGGCAGTTGAAGAGGAAGAAGTGGAAGCGGAAGAGGTTGAGGAAGAAGCACCTGCTGAAGTTAAAGAGGGTGAAGATTCCGATAAAAAGAAACTTCAAGATGAAAATGCAAGAATCAATGCTGAACTTCACAAGATGATAGCTGAAAAGCTTTATGATCTTAAGGTTAGCTTAGGCAAACCTGGTGTCGCTGACGTTACTACCCCGGACGAACGCGATGAAAAGATTAATGATCTTGCGAAGAGAAGTGTAGATTCTTTAAAAGACCAAATTTCCGATCTTCTTTTAGAGAAAGGATTATCAAACGCTACTAAATCATTAGATGAAACAGTCGAGAGTCCTGCTGCCGTTAGACCCGATTCAACCAATACGGTTGAAGATAAGGCTAACGAAGGAAAAGAAACAAAAAAGCAGACTCTAAAAAGAATGTTCTCTTAAGTTTAGTAAGTAACACCAAAAAGGAGGAAGTTAATAATGGCTAATAGAATTCCTAGAGGTTATCAAAGGAATAGTGGTTTAACTAGAGAGTATCTTGAGATTTCAGACGGTCGTAGACCTGCTCTGGAACTTAAGCCTGCCCAGTATCTTCCGGTACAGGTCCAAGACCAGTATCTGAATGATTGGGTTGTAGTTAAAGCTGGTACTATCGTTTCTGTGGACGCAAGTGGTTTTTTGGTCCCGGCAAACGGAGGTGTTCCAGCATCAGTTACTTATACGGCCGACGACATTGGCATCACTGTTGATATCGATGATAGCGGTTTAGATACATATGTAACTGTGGCTGGTACTGCTACTGATGAAATTTCAGCAAACAAACCAATAGGTGTTGCGCCTTATGATTATTTTCAGAATATTAATCAGGGCTATGACAATGCTACACCGGTTGGTGCAACAAGATATAATAACTATATGACACAAGATAAGGTCGCTGTTCTTTGCGATTATCTTATCGAAGTTCCCGTAACGTCATCTGCTGATGCTTCCGGTACTATCGCAGCTGGTGACCTTGTGCAGCCAAATAACAGTGGTGCATTCGTAAGATGGGAAGATGGCAAGCACGATGTTGCGCAGATAGTTGGTAGGGTTATTCAGAGAACTACAGTAGCTGCTGTTGACAATCTAGACAAGGTTCTTACGGTTCCTGGTCTTGGGCTGTCTGGTTCAGATACCTCAGGTATTCCACAGCACCTGTATGATTATGATAACTCAACTGCGTATTCAGAAAAAATGTTGATCCAGCTTATGGTAGCGTAGTTTTTGCTATAAGCCCATTTTCAAATAAGGAGGAATAATAACAATGGCAGATAAACAATTCGAAATTTCTGACGAAATGGTTGGAACCATAACTGCCAAGGTTTCCGAGCAACTCAAGAAACAAGATGTAATAGAAAAGGAAGATGTTGTACAGTCCTTCTCAGATTCAAGCTTACAGGATAAGTTTATGAACGTTGAGAAGATATGGAAGAACAATGGTTTCGTTAATGCGTGTGACCAATATACTACTTCTCGTAAGGATCAGAAGGTTGGTTTTGGCGAACTATGTGATGCTCTTTCTACTGGCGATGCATCTATACTTATCGGTCAAGTTGTTTCTAATGTAGTGAAAGAAGCGATAGAACCCTTGCTGGTTGGTACTAGCCTCTTACAACCCATCAGATTCTCTGCTGGGCAACAGATTACGTTCCCGGCTGCTGGTGCTTTTACGGCCGAAGACATCCCAGAGGGCGGTGAATACCCGGAAAGAAAGTTAGAGCTCGCGGGTACTGTAACTGCGTTCATAGGAAAATCTGGTGTTAAAGTAAGAATTACTGATGAGATGCTTAGGTATTCTCAGTACGATGTAATGAGTATGCATATAAGGGCCGCAGGTCGCGCTCTTGCTAGGCATAAAGAAACAAAAATATTCAACATGATTCTCAATGAGGGTAATACTACTTTTGATAATAACGTTGCGAATAAGCAAACTAGTGGAAGAGATTCTGCTGGCGCGGGCAACGGAACTATCACTCTCGATGATATCTTGATCATGTATTCTAAGATAGTTGAACAAGGCTTTACGCCGAATGCGCTCCTAATGAGCCCGCTTGGTTGGCTTCTGTTCGCGAGAGACCCGATTCTCCGTGCTTTTGGTTTTGCAAACGGTGGACCGATGTTTACTCCGATGCAGGGACAACCTGGACTGGCTCCTTGGAGTGGTGGGATTAACCCCCTCTGTTCATTGGCGCGTCACCGAACACTGCTACGACATATGCAAATGTGCCTAGTCTGTTCCCGGCGGCCCTGAAAATCATTGTAAGTCCTTTCTGTTCTTACACTGCCAAATCTGGTAGCACGGCAGCTAAGACTGACATCATCATGTGTGACGCCAATGAACTTGGTATCATAGTAATAGATGAAGAAGTTACGAATGAAGAATGGGATGAGCCTCGCAGAGATATCAGATCTATCAAGTTCAGAGAAAGATATGGACTTGGTATTCTGAATGAGGGTAACGCAGTAGCAATAGCCAAGAACGTTAGTATTACGAAAGCATACGATCTTGAAGATAAGGCCGTATGGGATCTTCAGGGTGGCGCTTGGAGTGCTATTAATCAGGACGGTGTTTAGTAGAATAAGATATTGTGATGGGTGGGGACCTTTATTGGTCCTCATCCTCACATATTAAAAGGAGGCAATAGAACGATGAACTTAGTAAAAAGGGGAGACATAGTAAGTCTCAATACTAAATTGAGGTTATATTATTTTCAGGGTACGGATGGCTTAAACCTTAAGGTTGGAGATCAGGAGAGTGCCAAGATTCCAGATGGTATTTCCGATGATTGTTTGGTGGCGATTAATAGAGCAGTAAGATCTTTTCAGTTAATAAAGGGTAGTTCTCCTACGAAAAAGGTCAGCATTCCAGAAGACAAGAAATTTGGTGACGTTCTGATGAAGGGGAGAAATAAGATAAGTGCGTTTATAGATCAATACCTTAAAGACAAAAGTATTTCCACGGGAGACAAGATAGTAAACATAGAAAATCTTCTAAGCCTCGAGATGGAGGGTAAATGTCTTGGCGGAAAGAAAAGAGTTTCAGTTATAAGTTTACTAGAAAAAACATTAGACTCTATGGCTGGTGTCACTGGCGTAGTGGAAGAGGACGTTGAAGAACTTAAAATAAACCTTACCACATAATTGAGGGAAACATATGGCTGCACCTATTATAGCAAGTAAAACTCCGGCTGCTGCGGCAACAGGAGTATATCTTGACGCTAACATTGTAATAGTATTTGATCAAGCTTTGGACTCTGATACTATTAATGATAGTACTTTTATATTATATAGGACCTCAGATTTCTCATTGATAGACAAAGAAATAGAGTATGATTCAACTACATTTACCGTTACGCTATCCCCAACGGTTGCATTCGATGCTTCCATAACATATAATGCTGTTATAGACTCCGTTAAGAACGCAAGCGCTCAAAGCGTATCTGATGATTGGGTTTTTACTACCGGGACAACACTTACCCCTGTAGTCGAGACAGAAGAGGCATCGGCACAAGCAGACGAAGAGGTGGCAGATACTCCGGTAGACAAGGTATTAGAGGTAAGGGAATCTTCTAATTTTATAATTATAGATACTAGCCCTGATAACTACGATGCAAATGTTGGGACACTAAACAGTGACGACGCTACTGTTACGTGGGTTGGGCCAATAACTGTTACCTTAAACAGAACATTACCGCCTGCCAGTGGAATAGTGGATCATCAAGATTGGATAACGATAGCAGCAGAGGCTGCAGATGGAGATCCGTCTACGCCAACAAGCACTCCAAGTGGCGTTATAACTAGGTCAAGCGATACGACTCTGACTTGGACCCCACCAGCATATGGTGCGAACACGACCCTGTGGAGTACAAATAATGAAATAATAGTAACAGTATCAAGCGACGTTGAAGATCTCAGTTACAATACCCTTGGTAGCGATTATCAGTTTATGTTTTCAATGCGATATATTCCATTTTATTGTACCATAAAGAAAATACGTTCAGCAATAGGACCATACATAAGAGACGTTAATGATGAGGCTCTAGCGGTTAGAATATACTTAAACTCTCTCGAAGCATATAACTTAGCGAATGTAATCTATTCACAGTATGAATGGGATATTGATAGTCCAACGTTTGCTGCACAACAGTGGGTCTGCTGTAAGACTCAATTCGACATTCTCCAGGCGAGACTCCTAGATTTGGTATCGGATGGTGCCGGTCAGATGAAAAGACTTGGGGATTTTACTGTGCAGGAAGGTTTAGATGTACAGAAAAGTATAGAAGGAGCATTAGGACAAGCCGCTAGCTGTGCGTCGCAGTGGTTAAAACTTGTTCTCGGAAAGAGCAGGAGAGCTAAGGCTAAGGCTGCAGTGAAGGGTATCGCAAATCCGGCTATGCCTCCAATCCGTGGAGTAAGAACTTGGGATTTGTCTGGTCACGGTCCTGGATCCAATAAGGCAGGGGAAAGATCAATTAAGAACCCAGGGATTTACGACAACTGGAGTTAAGGGTTTAAAGGGTTAATATATGAAAATATGTTCATCATGTAAAATAAATAGAAACAACTCAGAGTTTAATAAGAATATAAATTCCAAGGATGGATTGTACCACAGGTGTCGGTCCTGTCATAAGAAGTATAATAGATTGTGGAGAGAAAAGAACAAGGAAAGATGTATACAAAAAAGCAATGAATGGAAACATAGAAATAGGGATAAAGTTAATAAAAATAGGCGAGAATACTTAAAGAATAGATATTATAAAGATGTAAATTTTAGACTTGCATGTAGCTTACGAAGTAGAATGAATATAGCAGTGAAGTGTAATTATAAATCTGGATCAGCCGTAAGCGATCTAGGATGTTCTATAGCTGAATTTAAGAAGCATATTGAATCAAAATTTACACATGGTATGAACTGGGACAATTGGGGTATAGGAATAAGCAGTTGGAACATAGATCATATAAAACCACTTAGCAGTTTTAATCTAATGGATAGGGAGGAATTTATGGAAGCTTGCAATTATAGAAATATGCAACCCATGTGGTCGATAGATAACTCTATTAAGGGTGATAAATTGCCTGATGACTGGTCATAACCATAGGAGGACGTATGGCTTTACCGCTTTGGCCTAAGGGTGGCACAAAACACAAGGGTATAGACAAATATGACTTTGGTGGAACCACCAACGGAGAGATTGACTTGCGCAACGAATTGAATGATCTACTCAACCAACGCGGTCATTGGGTTATTCTTAGAAGGATGGACAGGTCCAAGAGGTGCTCCTGTTGGAACCGCAGAGGAACAGACTCAAGCGGCGAGGATACAAAGTACGGGCACGATAAGAGGAAATATGACGAGGCAGATGAAGATTGTGAGCTTTGCGGTGGATCTGGGTGGATATACCACGAGGAGCTGCACTTAACGAGGCGAAGGCTTGTGGCTCCAGTTATAGGGTTAGCATCACAGGAGCAGCTATCTCCAGTTGGCATGACAGATGTTTCGTATATTGCATATTATTTTAAGTACAATGTTAAGCCGCACAAAGAGGATACTATAGTAGAAGTAGAACTTGACGCAACTTATGATCCAGTACGACCGTTTGTGTACGAAGAAATGTTTGATGTGTCTGTATCTGAGCCACTGAGAGATATAAAGGGTAGGATTGAATTTTGGAGAGCGTCTTGTAAATTGGAGATTGTGTAATGGCTGAACCCGGGTACATACTAGAATCATATGATCAAAAGCCGATTTTATACACGAATCCGGATCGCAGCACCATGCGGCAATCTGATAGGGTCGCAAGCCTGAATGATATTACTACATATATTTATCAGAGCCTACAAGACTACCAGGGCAAATGGGAGGCGTCAGACAGGGGTTCATGGGCCATAAACCTGCCCAATGCAAGATATCTAGATGATGGTGATACAATATGGAATAAAACACAGAACTTAGAATATACAATATCAGCCGTGTTGAATCCATACGACAAGACAGTAAAACTTACCGGTAATTCGGCACCAGCGACGGGTGACGTGTTAAGGTTACATGACGATAATATTGTGAACTTCATATCAGATTATCCATCTGAATACAGAGATAAAATAGATAACGCATGGATTGATATGGTTTCATTCCGAGTTGCAAGGGTTGAACCCGGATCTATCGGAACTCATCCCTTTGATCCTCCGACTGAAATTAAGCCGAGGACAAGGCAATACATTGTTGATCCCGTTTACCCGGATAATCATATAGCGATTATGGGTCAATGGTTTGACAATTTGATTCAATTTGATTGTTGGTCGAAAACAAACAACAGGGCCGATGACCTTATTGAATGGTTCGAAACGTTTATGTATAAATATACATGGGTGTGGAAAAAAAACGGGGTTAATGAAATACTTTACTGGATGAGAGCGCAAGACGAAGAAGTAAGAAAGTGGAGAGACGATCTCCAAGTAAGAAGTGTTACGTATTATTTTAGAACAGAAAAGATAGTGACATTAAGAGAACATGATTTTAAACAACTCGACCTTTATCTCAGTGTTAGTAACGTGCTACCATCAGGAATATCCGGGGTTGGATATACGACGGTACCACCGTCTGGCGCAACTGAAGTAATTGATGGCGGGTTTGAGGTGTTTATAAACAATTAATAAAGGAGGAATATACAATGCCAACCTTTGCTAATTTACCTGGAGCAACGGTAGAAGTTCTAGACCAAGGGCTACGTGTTAGCAGGCCGCCCTCTGGTCCCAAGATCCTCCTGCTGGGTATAACTACATCAACTGACGCGGACGCGACTCCCTATGTACCTTATGCAATTTCTGCGGGATCAATAACTGCTGCGTACACAAAGTTTAAAGATAATGATGGTGATTCCAATGACTTAACCAAGGCTCTGTATGAATGTTATGTTGCCGGAGGAAGAGACATCGAACTCGTTAATGTTCTCCCCGCAGCATCTGGTTCTTACACTGCTACGAATGATCTTTATGGTTATATGGGAAAAGCGTTTACTGATCTTATAAACTACGATGTTGATTGTGTTGTACCCGTTGGTGCAAATATAGATGATACTGTTACAGCTGACTATCACAGTACTGGTGGAGTTCAATGGAGTTTTGGATATCAGTTAGCAAATTTCTGTTATCAGGCTACAAAAGAAAACAATACATGTATAGGCGTAATATCTACTGATAGAGCAAACGCCAGCCCGTCTGGAACGCCGACTCTCACTGAGTTAGAGTCCTGGGTGGTCGATCTTGAAAACTATACTAATTGTTCCTATTATGATGGCACAACAGAAACTAGCACTGGTAATCCCGGTAACTACAGTTATGTGGCTACCGACTCTGAACAAATGCCAGCTGATTATGCTGGTGGAGATGTTACAGATTCTAAGGGGAATAAGGTTGATATAGGAGCGTATATATCTGTAGTCGCCGGAAATTTAAGGGCGTCAAATGATGTTGCGGTCGAACTTTATCCTAATCTTGGATATTATAACACGGCTGGTGCTGCTGTTTATGCTGGATTAATAGCTGCTTTGCCGGCTAAAAGTGCTCCGACTAACAAGGTGTTAAGCGGAGTAACTATTGCACAAAATATTTCTAAAAGTCAAGCCAATAGGTTAGCTGGGGGTAGATTTGTTACTTTCCTTGCCAAGCCTAAAGGTGTAACTGTTGCAAGTGCTATGACTGGTGCTTACAATCTGAGCTCGTATTATAGATCAGATTTTACACGCCTTTCAACTGTGAGAATTGTACATGATGCTATTAATTATGTTAGGGAGACAGCCGATCAATTTATTGGCGAGCCCAACAATGCTCCACAGAGAAATGCTATGGCTACTGCAATTGAAAATTCTTTGAAAAATATGCAGGAAAGTGGTGCCTTACGTAGGTTTGATTTTAATATTTATTCTACTCCTACGGATCAGGTTCTGGGAAGAGCTACTGTTGAATTAGTACTAGTTCCGGCGTTTGAACTGCAAACGATCACTGTGATCGTTGCATTAACCTCAGAATAAACCAGAAAAAAAAGGAGAGAAATTATGCCTGTTAGCGAATATACACGTAGTTACAATTCTTTCTCCGGCGTAGATATAAAAGCTACGTTCGGTGGAAAAGTGATTGGTGAACTACAGGGTATTTCTTATTCCGTGACAAGAGAAAAGGCTCCCATTTATACAATGGGCTCTGCTGACCCTCGGTCTTTTTCTAGGGGCAAAAGAGGTATAGCTGGAACTCTTATATTCACGATATTTGATAGAAGTGCCTTGTTAGAAGTCTTCAAGTCTCTTGGAGACAAATCTGGATGGTTCTTTGCTCATGATACAGATGTTCAAAAAAGAACGTCTGAGGAGGCTAGATCTGCCCAGGTTTGGCAGGACGTAAACACGGACAACTCATGGCAAGCGCCATGGTATACAGATCAAATTCCGCCATTCGACATTGTTTTAACGGCTGCAAATGAGTACGGTCAAATAGCCCAAATGTCTCTTCGCGGAGTTGAGGTTTTAAACGAAGGCTCTGGTATGTCGATAGATGATATAGTGACAGAACAACAAATGACTTTCGTTGCAAGAGAAGTTGCCCCGTGGCAGGGATCTAATTCTGACGTCAATTCTAGGAGTACTTGGGCACAATCTTAAGTGAAACGAGGGGTCTCTGCGGAGCAGGGGCCTCTCACCAAATAGAGAGGTAAGTATGTCTTTTAACGGAATACCCAAAGGTACATTTTCCCTTGGCGTTCCAACATATTGGCCGCAGGGAAGTAGACAATACTCTCCAGATGTTACGAAGAACGAATCGTTGATGCGTAGTCATTCAAGGTCTGAGTCTATTAACGCTGACAAGATCATGACTGATTACTTGTATTCTGGAATGTTCAATTCGTTTTCTGGAGCTGATATTGTTGCGTACATTCATGTTCCACCACAACAAGTTAAGAGGGACGATCTATACGGTCCCAATAGCGAGACTGACGCCGTGGTTGGTGTACTTGGTACGCTGCAAACCTTAAGCTATAGTACGTTTAGGGAGGTACAACCTGTTAGGGCACTCGGACATACACATGCAGTTGGATACACCCGCGGTCCAAGAACAATTGCGGGTTCAATGGTATGGACTACGCTAGATCAATATGTTCTGGCTGAAGCATTAAAACATTCATATACAACAGATTATGATCCGTCTTCAATCCTCATAGATCAGATACCGCCATTTAATATTATTATAACATGTAATAATGAATATGGTGATGTGGCTACCATGGGTATATATGGAATACGTATGATGAACGAGGGGTCCACGTTCAGCGTGGATGATATGATAACGGAGCAAACCAATACGTATGTAGCATCAGACATTGATATGTTGCACAAAGGGCCACCATTCAGAAGCAATAATACTATGGCCATGATGAAGACCGGATCGAGCCTTCTTTTTGAGTATTCTAAGAAAAGGATGAGCTCCCATAGGAGTGCATTACAATAATGAGTACAGGATTTAGAGCATTCACAGATTATAACGGAGATTCCGTTAATAAGTTTGACTTCTTTTCGGGTTCGCAAATTACAGTGTGGTTTGGCGATGTGCTGGTAGATGACATCCAGTCCATACAGTGGCAGCGTACGCAAAATAAGAGGCCTCTCTATGGCTATGCGTCTCAACAGTTCGATGCTGTAGCAAAAGGAACCGTTCTTACGCAGGGAGTTTTTACAGTAAACTTTAGACAGACAGGATATCTTTCACTAATAATGTCTACAATAAAAAAGTTGTATGGCAATCTAGAGAATAAAGGCAACTGGCCCGAGGTAAAAAGGTTAGTCGGCTTACATCTAAGAAATGGTACGTTTGGTCCGACGTCTGCACAGGACTTGCAGGACATTGGAAATGATCCACAATTCTTAGAACTTGCAAAAGCCTATGAAGATTGTATCTGGGGTGGAGGAGTTCCGGGGGATACAGAGACGGACGGCTCAAACCAATCAATATATTTAAAATCGCCAGATGTTGCACAGAGCGAAGATATCCCTGGCGGATTCAACATAATAGTAACTTACGGTAATGTATCTGGGATAGAAGCGCAGACACTTAGAGACCAGGTACAATCTACAACTAAATCTCTTACTGGAGTTCACCTAGTGGGTGAGTCTCAAATAGTGCAAGTAGGGGGAGAACCGGTGCTAGAGCAATATAGTTTCATCGCAAGAGGGACTGATGAATATGCGGGCACCACATCATAAGGAGAAGAGAAATATGTCAGAGAAAGATATCAAAATGAGTCCAGTAGGGATAGAAGGTGGACCGACTCAAGAACAAGTAGATGAGTGGAAGTCAAAGTTTGGTGAGGTTCTCGTCGCAAGTTTTGGCGAGAATGAAAAATATGTATACAGGCCAATGAATAGGCTTGAGTATAAACAAATTTCGAATCTTGGACAAGCGAATGAAAATAAAATGTTCATGGAAGAAAAGGTTGCTACAATGTGTATCGTATGGCCAGTTCTTGATCCGGCTAAAATGCCAACACTCAAGGCGGGAACAATATCAACAATTGTAGATCTTATTATGGCAGCTTCAAATTTTGGAATAGAAGAGGCGCCAATTAAATTGTAATTACGAAAGGTCAGAATGTCAAAACTGAAAGATATGTTTAAAGATATTCTTTCCTGGAAGCGTAAACACAGGGATGTATATTCTTTAAATATAGGGGACAACATATATATCTTTAGGACGTTGACACGGGGGGAATACTTCGATATACTATTACTGCAAGAGAACATACCGGATATGGATTCAGATTATGTTCTTGGACTCTGCTTGCTATACCCCGTGTCTGTCTCGGAGCTAGACACAAGGTTGGCCGGAGAAGTTGAATACGTTATGCAATGTATAACAGATCTGTCTGGCTTTTCAAACGGTGACAGGTTGCTCAGCGACTTAGATGCCGCCAGAGAAGAAACAAAGATACTTGATGGACAGATTGGACTTTTGATATGCAAGGCGTTCCCACATATGACCCTTGACAAAATCAACCAACTCAATTACCATGAGATTCTGAAATATACTGCGCTATCAGAGTCTATACTAGATGTTACGCTAAAGGTAGAAAAACAACAAGACCAAAACAAGATAGATTTCAATACAGACAATAAGGGCATGCGAGACGGAGGAAACACTCCACCGTTTAACAGCACATAGAGGAGACGTCGGCCAAGGGGCCATCTCCTCTTTTTTTATATATGGTGAAAACTATGCTTAGACCAAAAGAAAAATACCTAGATAACAGACTAGACACTATCTCTTCACAGCAAAGAAGAGAGCGTGGAGCAGTGGATATAAGTGGCGCTGCATGGTTTATCGGATCTGTTGCATTGATGTATGGACTTACAAGGAAGGTTTCGCTCACCAGGGGTTTTTCTACTACATACGGAGCACTGAGTAGGCAGGCGCTAAAGAGTCTTCCTAAGGTAAGTAGACACATTCTTAAAAAGGGAAAGATAGCAGCTGGCCCATTAAAACATGTACCAATAATTCGTAGTATTCCAAAATGGGTAGAAGAGATACTCATGCCTTTACCATCAGCAACTACGCAGGGTATGGCGTCAGTAGCTGCGCTTCGACAAGAAACACGGGACTTCATCCCGATGGTAACGGGTCTCTTTGGCAAAGACAAGTGGTCGAGACTTAAGACATTTACGCGGGGGCCACAAAGCATTCCACTTGTTCCTGGATCTCGCGTTTTTACTCCTACTGGCATAGAAACTATCGGGAAAAGGGGCGGCATAACTATTGGCGAGGAAGTTGTTTCATTTGGTAGGGCAGGAACAGCTCCACGGACAATTCCAGGACAATATAGAGTATCAAGGGTTACGTCGGGTTTAGCGCAAAGAAGAATGCAAGAAATAAACGAATTAAACCTTCACCCAACATTTAGGAGCTGGGTCGCCGGGAGGTCTCCGTTAAAGTCAACAATTGAGCTTGGCGAACAGAGGCATCTTCTAGAGCAATACTACCCTCAATTTCTCAATAGAAAACAGATGCAACAACTTTCTCGAGTAAGACTCTTTGACGACTTCAAGAGAGATGCAAGGGCCATGGTTGATAAGCTTCCAACGCAGAGGGGCTTGAAGTATCCAGAAGAATTTTTGAATACAGACTATGCTAGAAAAGAGGTGGCCCTATCTTACCGCCGTAGAATGTTTACCACAAAAACAGCTGACGGAAAGATAGCTACCAAAGGTCTTGTAAGAGATATGCTAACGAGCCCCAGTGAGCGCTTTGCATATGCAAGATACAGAATGCAAGTTAAAATGGGCGTAGGAACTCCATTTGCACATCGTGATACTGGTGCAGGTCAAAAACTATCCAGATTTATAGCAATGAAAACCGGAAGTGGTTTTAAACATCCAGTAAGCGGTAGACCGTATGTCAATGCTGGTGGATTTGTCGACGCTCCAAGGGGTATTAGAAGAAATATTACTGCTGGTGGGCAATGGCGGAGTGGTGTATCAGGACAATTTGTTGCTATAGCAAAAGCTGGAAGTGCCGTTGATAAGACGGCAAGCTTCTTTGAGGGAACGCTCCTAAGAACCCTAGAGGAACTTACCGGAATAAATGTTTCTGGTAGACATTCGTTTATAACTGGGGGCCTAGCCAAGGCATTCGGAGCTGGTGCTGGCGGTTCTGCAGATAGACTTTTCAGATTAACCCTTGGACGTCCGTTGAGGATAGTCGGCGCTGGTTTTGCTGCTTACCATGTATTTAAGGCTGTAAACTACTTAGCTAGACAAACTACTGGATGGGGAGCAACCGATGTAGCAGGGAAAGCCTATACTGCTGCAAGAGAATTCCAACAACAAACTCTTGACAATCTAGGAGTTGTTGGGGCAGCAAGAAGGGCTGAGGAGTTGTTCCCAGGTGTTATAAAGAGTCCACTCTCTAGAATCGCGAGGGGAGCAGCGCCAATATTGGGAATGATGGTCGGAAGCCGGATTGGGGGGTATGCTGGTGCAAGAATAGGGCTGGCAATGGGCATCGCCCTTGCTCTTATCACGTGGGGCGACATAACGCAATCTCCGGAAGAACTGCATAGGATATACACCGGAGAGCAGGATATCCCAGTTAGATCTGGAAGGTGGTGGATGTTTGGTAAGACACCTTTCGGCGGAGGAAAGGTATCATACTGGAAAAAACATTGGTATCCTATGTTAAGGAGCGGGTACAAGTACAAGGGCCAGCTTTGGGACTCTGAGACGGAACAAATGGCACAAGGCAGCCCACTGTCGCCACTCTTGGCTCCGGTGTTAACCGGGAAACTGTGGGATCCATATTACTGGGAAAAGAAGCACTATAAAGATAGACCATACATGATGACTGGTGAACTGTTTGAACCTACAATGCCAGGGGCATCTGTGCTTAATGCCACTATAGGTGGACTCGTCAAGCCACAAAGAATGATGCATCCAGAATATTTTGGGACTCCGCAGATAGAGAACAAAACTAACAAGCATATGGTAAAGGACACCGCCGGAGAGCTGGGACTTACGCCGCTATCTCCAGATCCTATGTTACCAAATGTTTACCCAACAGATGTAAGGTGGGGGAGTACTGAAGCGGCCTATTCCACTGCAGAGCAAATGGGTCTTCGTGGGTTCATGTTAAATGCTCTTGCAGAAAAACTTACAGGTAGTAGGGATTTTCTTCCGGATGGGCCAGTTGTACAGTCGGCTAGAAGGGCTACCGGATATGAGAGAGAATATTGGGATATAGATATAGGGGACCCTGGGGCCGGCCTTGAGGGCGGAATAACAGAGTTTTTTAGAAGGATACTTC